GCAGATGGAAGTGTTACAACACAAGTAAGAGATGTTGTTAGCTCACCTTGTGGTGGCAATAATTGTGGTAGCTATGTAACTTATACAGACTCTTACACTCAAGGAATTAATAATCAATCTAACTTTAACATCAAAGTAAGATATGATTTTTCAGATACCAGTCAATCTAGTTCTCACTGGTCTCCTGATGTAAAAAATCCTACATTAACTATAGAACATAGTCTTTTGTCTGTTGAACAGCAAAGCACTATATCAGAAATAAATGAAACAATAGATGAAACTATACAACAACAAATAGAAACAGTAGAGTTTATACCAATAGAAGAATTTACCTTTGAGGTATATGAAGAACCAGTTGTCCAGATGTTTGAAGAGATATACATTGAAGAGATAGCTAAAGAAGAAATTAATATAGGAACAGTAAACGTGTTCAAAGAAATACCAATGGAGATATCATATGAAGAACCAAAGACCATCGAAACATTCGCAACAGAAGTCGAAAGTTTTGAAGAAAGAATTGAAACAACAGAAAGTTTCAATCAGCCAGAAGAACGGGAGACCATCCTCGAAGCCTCAAACTCTAGCGGAGTCATTGAGCGAGAGTCTTTATCAGAAGAAACAAATAGAGGAAATGAAACAACAAGTGTTGTTGAAGAAGAAAGAAGAGGAGGAAATGAACCAGCATCAGGATCAAGTGAAGAAAGAATTGTTGGAGAGTCTAACAGAGAAGACAGCGAACAAAATCAATCTGTCGAAAGAAACACTGAGCCTGAAGAAACAACCAGCAACAGCGAACCCAGAACAGTTAGGGAAGAAAGTAACACAAACACAGAAGAGTTGGTTGCAGAAAATGATAGACAAGATACGCCAGATGTTTCAATAGAAAGTATAACTAAACAAGTCGAAAGCACAACGATGAATGTAAATCAAAAGCTCGAACAAATCAATATACTAGTAGCTAAAGCTATGCAATCCCCTGTCTCTATTGACTCTTACACTACAATCAATGATAATATATTTAATGAACAATTAAAAATTGATGGTGGTAATTTAGATGAATATATTCAAAAAAACTATACAGACAGTATACAAATATCTGATGGAAATCAGGATTTATTTAACGATATTGTGGTGCAGAATCAAATTAAAATTGATAACGCTAAAGCTAACGTTGTTAGATCACAAGAACATCTGAGGAGGATTCGTGGATATTAAAGTAATCACAGGAGCTATTGGTTTAGTCATTACTTTAGGTGGATTGTTTATTTTTCAAGGACAATTAATTCAAAGAATAGATGTATTAGAGTCACAAAAAGCTGTAGACATTAAACCCTTAGAGCAACAAATAGCTGTAAACAAAGCTGAGATAGCTGTGCTTAATGCACTGATATCTGAAATGAAAGCTCGGTCAGAGAATCCTTTGGGACAGTAGTTATCATCATCATCTTTCATCAATGACTGCTGTCCTTATTTAAAGTCAGACCAGTTAGGATAGATACCGGAGGCTACTTGCCATGCTGATAACAAATCTTTTTCGGTACAATTGTACTCGGCTTCAAATCCTTTTCTGCCCATACCATGATACCCATGCTTATTCATTCTATGGTGCTTTACACAAAGTGGGATGCATTGCACCCCTCTTTGTGACATCCCCATCCCATCTCTTAAGTGATGTATTTCTGTTCCGCTATCTTGTTTAACATTTAATACTCTACATAATATGCAACCAAATTCTTTTTGTTGCCTATATAACTCAAGTAACTTTTTGTTTGGCTTTTTTCTTTTACTCATCTTTAGCAGCGTGCCATTCTCTTACTGGTAGTATGGATCTATGTTCTTGTTTATCTCCTTTAGCCAGATAACCAAGCTTACATAATCTTGTTACTATTACATGTGCATGATTTCTACTACTAAGATTACAGTCTAAAAATATTTCTCGGTATGTAGGACTGACTGTGTGTTTATTAACATAGTCAGTCACATACTTTAATACAGCCATCTGTAAGTGTGTCATTAGAAAGGCACCCCATCATCTGTGTCAGCACTATTTTCTGATTGACTGTTTACTGTGTCTGATTTAGATCCAAGTAAAACCACATTAGCTACAGTTATACTAGGTCTTTGTACTCCATTGTCATCTTCCCAGTAATCCATTGATCCCTCAACGTATACTTGTTTACCTTTAGTCATATAAGGATGCAATCCCTCTGTTCTATTCTTATCACCAAAGTTAAACATTGAACAGTTGTGCCATATTGGTACTGTTTCTCTACTGTTATAATCATACTTATCAGTTGCTACTGAAAATTTCATGAACAATTTTCCAGCGGCTGTTTCTTTATGTTCAGCATCTTGTCCAAGTCTACCTATGATTTGTATTTTGTTTAAGCTATTACTTGCCATCTTAATTATCCTCTCTTAGTTTTTGTTTATGTATTGTCATAGCGTCTCTTAGTTCTGTCTTATCATCTTCCGATGCACCAGCCGACCAAGGTTTTGCTTCATTGATACCCCATGTATCTACAGCTTTAATAGTTTTAAAGTTGTGTAATGTTGTAAGCATTTGTTTTAGACTACGAGTATCAGTAGCAAATTCTTTCTTAAGATTTTCTACATACTTACTGTTGTCAAACATTCCTAAGAATACATCAGCACTTACACCTAAGTGTGAGAGTGCTTTGGTTAAAGCATCTGTTGTACATTTCTTAGGAGCTTCATCATCAACCTTTCCATTTCCTTTAGTCAATGAGTAACAACTAGTTATTGGTCCATATGAATACCATCCCTCATCATCTTTCCAATGAACAGTAATAGATGCAAAGTATAAACCATTGTCTATCTCATGTTCTGCTGTCCATTTCCATCCCTTTCCTATGGGACCAAAGACTTCTGTCATCCTTTGTATTTGGTAGTGTGCATCCACTGCTGTGAATTTCATAGCTCCCAAATTTATTTCTTTTGTGTAGTTTGGATCTGTCTTAGCTAGACAATTCCATAATTTCATGCTATTACTACTCTCTGTTGTAGTGGTTTTTTCATCTTTCATCTTTCTCTACTCCTCTGTTGTAGTTTGTTTTAGTGTTAGATATCCCTTTTTGTTTCGGCTTACTTGAATACCATTACCCATAGCAAGTCGGCAATCATTAGGGACTAGTTGTTTGATTGCTTTCTTTTCTATCTCATATGCATCAACTGTTGGTTTATATTTAACCAATGATTCTGCATGTGTGATCCATTTTTTATTAGCACTCATGTCCATCTTAATCATTCCATCTAATGGAATGTTATCTGGCGTGCTGTCTACTAAATCTTCAAAGCCTACTGGTTCAGTATTAGTTTCTACAAATTTCCAAAAAGCTGCTTCTCTTTTGTATAACTCTTTTTGAAACTCTGGATCTGATTCAATAGAAGTGTAGTCATGTTTGTTGTTACCAAATATAACTGACAAATATATCTCGTTACATTTAGCGTGCATCATGTAGTGTTGCAATTGAGGGTAATAATATTTAGCTACATTTTCTAATGTGTTGTTATCAAATGTATGTTTAGCTTCAACTAAAATATTAGGTGAGTTTTTATAAACAATCATCCCATCTAGGTGAGACACCATATGTTTGTTTTGTTTAAGCTCAACATCTCTTTCAATTTTTGTATCAAGTTTTCTTTCTAAAAAATCTAAGTTGACTGACTCAGTTGCTATACCTATCTGGACTGGCAACACATCAGACAAGTCTGCCTGTTCTACCTTTCCTGTTTTTTCTTTCCAGAGATTAAGCCAGTCCCCATCCCATACACGTTTAGCATCGGAACCACCTATCCCTTTTGTTCTATCCATCATCATCTACTCCATTGTTATATTAATGTAGTACTATTGTACTACTATTCAGCAGAGTTATCTATGTATTTATTGATAACTTTGCCGCCTTTCTTCTTCCATATTTCAAGGTCAGCAAATGCTCGAGCAGTAGATACTAACCAATCTTTATGTTCTTTATACATAGGCTCACACCTATCTACAAAATCTTTAGGTACTGGTAAACGAGGATAAGGGTATTCAGCTAATATATTATTAGTTGCATACACCAATACAAAGTTAGGATAGTTAGAGAGTATATTGAAATACTCTTGCAATCCTATTTCATCTGGCACTTTAACTTGAAAGGTAGAAGCTATACGTTCTAAGCATACAGCTACATCCTCGTTAGTACATAGCTCCATATCTACAACACATTGTTGTAGTAAGTCTGGAGCTATACCATCTGCACTATTTTCTAGTTGGAAATCGTTTGACTTCCCCATCAGTTCCAGTATCTCTTTTCTTCGCAACACTAAGTATTCTATTCCTTCTTTCTGAAATTGAATCGGCACTTGTTGAAGCATGAGAAGTCGATGTCTTTGCATTTCGTTTGTTGTATTCATCACTTCTTCTGATCCAGTTTCTGAAAGTTGCATCCCAATTTGCTGATACACCTCCAGTGCTGAGATAATAGTCAACGAATTTTTCTTTGTCATATTGTATATTTACCTCTGGGTATAACCTCATCATCTTGATTAGAGTTTCTTGTGATGGCATCCAATCTTCTACCATTTTAGTTTTGCTCATTTTTCCTCCGGACATGCAAGTTCCCAGTCTCTTTTTATAGATATGGGAACACTGATTATTTTATTAGATGGTTTATGTAACCAGTATTCATGCTCATCATAGCTATATTGATATTCACAATCATCTTCTTTATATATGATATCACCATACTCATCTATATCTTCTGTCTTAGTATCACCATGTTCTTCATATGTTACTATCAATCTTCTACCCTCCATTGTTGTACTTGTTCTTTGAATTGTTCTGGTAAATTCTCCTCATCGAAATCGAAACATGAATCATTACCATTCAACCATTCGCCACAATATCCCATGCCTCCCTCTATGTAGTTAGCACAAACATAAAACCCTTGCTCAACTAACGCTGCATAGATACCTAATGGTGGCGACCATGCTGAGTCAAAGCCTATGTCTAGTTTGTAATTATAACTACGATCTATATATTCTTCGTCTGCACCATGATAGTCAATAGGAAATGAGTCTTGATAAAACTCATTGACATCCCATTTAGTACCCCAGTTATTACACCTCCAGTCGTACCATCTATCATCTTGAGTACCATCTGGAAACTCCTTGATTTTCATAACGAGTTCACCTTTTTTATTTTTAATATCCTTTAGTTTTGGTAGCTCACCCTTGTCATTAGGTGTAGTCATCCAGTCTGGTTGAGGCATAATAAGATTGAACAATCTACATTCATCTTTCATACACTCTTTAGCTAAAGGTATTAGTTTACGTTTAAGTTTGTGACCTATAGTCACGTTGTTCTCACACCAATTTGGCATAATAACCTCCAAGTTTTATTACATCCTTACACCCATAAGGAATTCGTTTTTATATTGGTAGACTACTTTGTCTATCTGGTACAAGTTCATGTAATAAAATGTAATCTTCCAGATATTTTTGCATACACAATCTAAAGTTTCTTCTTACAGAATTACTTCTGTGAGCATATGATAGATGATAATTGTATGGCACATGATGGACTAACCATGAGTTAGCTTCATCATTAAAATATATTTGTATTTCCCATACATGTTTATCATCTATGTAATCTATAAATCTACACTTTGCATATACTTTATGATCTTGATACATAAAATGTACTACTCGTATTTGATTTATCCACTTGTCTGTTGGTATCAATGTCATCATCTTTCTCCCATTAATTTATTAAGGATAGATAGTGGAGTGTAATATCTTGCTATCAGCATAATAGTTCAATTTCCTTGCACTATCTATCTCATTAATTTATTAAGGATAGATAAGCATATACTTCGCATCTATTTCGCATAACTTTAAAGTAGTAGCGACTGCAGTCTTACGATTACTACCTATCTATCCCATTGTTGCTTACTCTGGTTATAAGCCAAGCTTAAGCAATTCCTCTTTTATTTATGATCTTGTTCGAAAGATTTCTTTCGCATCCTCATAAGTATATTTATCCTTAAACAGATACGATCCATTACCTGTGCTAACGCTTTCATCATCTAACAAAATGACTGGATGAATAACCCATTCTTTGTCAGTTTCTGACAAGAACAAATAACTACCTTGCCAGCCTACGACTGCGTTTGCTCTTAGCTTTTCGGCTAGAATAACTTGCAAGTTTTTGCCGCTAGCTTTTAAATATTGCTCGTATTTTTTAATTATTTTTTCCATCTTCGTTTCCTCCATTTACTAATTGTTATCGTATTTTATTCACATCCATAATGTTTTTTAGCGTAGTCCATGCACCAACCTAGATTATATTTATCCATAGGAAAAGAGTATTCTCTTTCTATGCCTAGACCTAATGGTCCTACATCTAAGCTTTCCATTTCATCCATCGATACATCACCGAACTCAGCGTGTGTAATACAACAGACACCAAATGCAATGTTAGTCTCTGGATCTAACTCACTTAGATACCAATGACCTCTACCATATGGATTAAACAAATGCACTACTGCATTGTGTGAGGATGGTTCACCCTCTGTCCTAGTTTTGTTGTGATTATCAATTAGTTTTTTTCTAATTGCTTTGGTTAGCAACATCATCTTCTTCATTATTACTTTCCTCTCTTGGTTTTAGTGTCATGAATATAGCACCTTTTATTGGTTGTTCTTTTTCTATTTTAGCCCCAGAATCTAACAAGATATTAAGAGCCTCTTGGTTTTTATCTATCATCATTTATCATCCTCACGTTTTTATAGTTACATTGATGCAACATTAGCACCAAATTCTTTTTGCCATTCTTGATAGTGTTCTATCTCTGGCTTGAAATCATAATCATCTGCTAAGCTGCCGCGCAGTTGGAAGAAACCTTTGCAATCTCTGTACTCCATATACATCCGAGCGTAGTAGGCTTTGTAATTATTATTAATTTTAAATGGATCTCCTTTACCAGATAAATCTGTATGAAACCTAACAACATTAAGTATGATTTCTATGCTGTAATGATGTCGTTTCAGTCTTTGTTTGTCTGCAAACTTAACTATCTCATTAAATATCATGGGATTATTCCTATGAAATCTACTAAAGTTAGTTAAGAATGATAGTCTTATTTGTGTCATGCTGTGTCCTCCAATGATTGTTCATACATATCTTTGAGCATGTCGTCTGCTTCAGCAGTAAGCTGAGCATCCATATGTTCAAACAGTTTTTGAAATGATACGAGCATATCTCTACGCCCTGTATTATACGACAGCTCACATCTTGCCTCTGATTCTAGTGATGTTGTGTGATATTTAGCTGGTATAATCGAGAGTAAATTCTCAAGCTTATACTCAACATCTTTAGCCAGATGTTCTACTAATGCTAGTTGGTCTAGTGGTTTCATATTGTCCTCCAAGTGTTATACTATTGTACCATCTTTACGCTAAACAACAAGTAAATGTTGTTAAAAAAAATGTGTTTGCACAGAACAAAAACACATTTTTTTAAACAGCATTTAAATTCTCGATCATGCAATTAATTAAGTCATTTATTTCCTCGAGAGATGAGCGTGTGTTGTGTGTGTAGCACACGCCTCATCCATCGGAGGAATCTAAGCACCTCATCGTCCAGTATCTACCACGCTCAGCATGTTTCTCTGGTGATTTGGTGCTTGAATCTGTTGTTCATACTAGAATGAACATGAAGAAAGGAGAGACACTTGCCTCTCCAATCTTTTGCTCAGCTAGATAGCTGAGTATTCAGCAAATGCTTGAGTCTGATTTGACTGTTTATTTGCATTCAATGCTGATTTGGAAACATCAGGGTTGAACTCGCAATCAAATTCTGATTTGAGTTTCCCTTTTGCCCAGATAAAAACTAAATGATTTAGTTTATATACAGCCGATTGATAGCGTTGAGATGTAGTGAAGTCTTCCATTTTACTGTTGAGACATTCATCAATCTTAACTCTTGCTTCACCAACGCCCTCCATTTCAGCCTCCATATCAGCTTTGTTCAAAGCTAATAGGTTACCGAAATAAACACTAGTTGATTTAGCATCTCGTCCAATATTCTCTAGGAATCTCTTCGCTGGAGAATGATTCGCAGATTTAAACTCTGGACCATTTGGATTTGAACCAAGTTCGCTAAGAGTATTGAAAGTTTCTTCAAACTGTCCAATAACTCTCTGGCTTATTGTTTGTTTCTTAGTCATAATATTTCCTCCGACTTTCGTCAATGTATTATGTACGATTAGATAATCACATCTTTCACTTTCTGCAAGGATCAGTATGACCAGCAAAGCTGGCGAATTAATTTACTGTGTAAATTCTTTCGTCCTTGCCTAAAGTTACAAGATGATGATTAATCTTCGTACATAAATAATACATTAGACGAAATAAGGGTTGGAAATATATGACCTAAGAAATGAACGAGAAGACAGCTAGAGTTATGGACAGAGCAGAAGATTACTTGAAAACTTGAGAGCGAACTTAGGTTCAAACCACAATGTCCACCCTCGAGTAACTCTCGGATCTGCTCGTAAGCGAAGTGATGACATAGAGAATGGACGAGATATTGCTAAATCACTCAGTGTTTAGTACGATGTAACCAATAGCTTTTGCTTAACAAACGATATGGAGGTGCTGAAATGAGAGGAACTTTGGTGAATAGCAAGAGTAAGCTTGTGGATTCTCTTACAGTAAAACAGAAGACTTTAGTAGATACCATCGTAGCCACAGGATGTAGTATAACTAAAGCCTCAAAGTTGGCTGGGTACAAGGGAAACTCAGCAAGAGTAAGTGCGAGTAAAGCACTACAGTTACCAAAGGTACAGGAATACTATACCAGTCAACTAAGACACAAGCTGAATCAATCTAGTGCAAAAGCATTGGAGAGTCTAGTGTCTCTTTCTTCAGGTGCGAAGAGTGAGTATGTACAACTAGAGGCAAGCAAAGATATTCTCGATCGTTCTGGTTTCAAAGCACCTGAGAAACATCAGCACATGCTCGCTGGTGACTTCAACATAAAGATAGACTTGGGATAAATACATATCTACATGCCTCGTGAATTCTGTGCTGATAGAGAGACAATTGACTCTAGGGGGGTTCCAAAATCTAGGAATAGCAATGTAGTAACCTCCTTGACACTCACAATTCTTTAAAAAAGCTCGTTACAACACCCACAACCTATGGTATATATATAATTAATTGAACAACGTATGCGAAAAAAATATTTTTTTTGTAGGGAGTAAAAACAATGCCACAAGGTAAAGGAACATATGGATCTAAAAGAGGCAGACCGCCTATGAAAAAGACTGATAAGAAACCCATGAATAACAAGAAGAAAAAATAATGTCACAAAAATCTTTATTAACAAGAGTAAAAGATCATTACGTAGCAAACCCATCTTCATTAGCTATTGATGCAATTAGTTTAATACCAGCCGTGAGAGGCGCTAGATTAGGCTATGGGCTAGTAAAAGGGCTTGGTACAGCTGTTAAACAAAGTAAACTTACGAATGAATTAAAGGCAGCACAACTAGCTAAAGCAAATGTAAAAACTATTAAGAAAGGTGCAGCAGACGCTGAAAAACATTTAAGAAGTTTAAAGAGTTTTCCAGATAACGCTAAGAACCGCAGAAAAATGGTAAAAGTGCTAGGGTTTACTAAAATGCTTGAGCGATCTATGGTAGCAAATCAAAAAGATTACGTGTTTAATAAAAAAAATGCTCTTAATGCAGCTTTAAAAACTCATTCAGCTGGAAGCAAAATAACCAAAGCTGGAGCTATAACAGGACTTGGCATAGGAGGTACAACGCTTCTTCAAGCATATACACCTCAATCGTCTTACAATATTTTGAAAAACAAATGAGTATGGCAAATAGAAAAAACGAAAGGCGTAAGGCAGCCAAAGATAAGAATAAAAGGAGAGACCTATGGACAAGAAAATAAAACAAGTTCCTGATTTAGATCAATTTAGAAAGGTAACTAGAGGCGTGGCTAAAGGCGCAAAACTTGCTTGGCAAGGAGCCAGTCTTATTGGTTCTGGGATAGGTATTGTTTTCAATCCTTTAGCTAAGGTAGGATTGGCTTATAAGGGTGCAAAGTATTTATCTAGACTTAAAGACCAGAACTTAGCTGGAGGTGAAAATATTCTAAAAGGATTTAAAGCTACCAAAAATATTCTTAGATCAGATGCTAAAGTTAAAGCATCTCAGAAAATGTTGGGTAGTGCTTATCTTCAGAGAGGATTGGTAGTAAACCCACAAGGTCAAAAACTAATTGGTATGGGAGAAAAATTTAAAAAAGTACCGAAGTTAGAATCGGTTGATAAAAAAATTAATCAAAGAATTACCAAGTTAAACAAATCTACAATTGGCATGGCAAAAAATTTAAGAGATATTAAAAAGGGTTTTGGTTATACAGGAGCTGCAATAGGCAGAGGAGCTTTAACTTATCAAACTTATCAAACCGGCAAATCTTTATTGTCTGGATCTAACGTAGATATGCCTGAATTAGAAAAGCTAAGGAAGAAACAATTTAAACTACAAGAACTTAATAGACAGGGCAGATAATGGATAGAGTATCTAAACTACAAAAAAGAGCCGATGCTATAGCAAAAGCAGATGCTAAAAATGCTAGAGCCGAGCGTAATAACAAAGTTAAACTTTATATTGAAACTAAAATGGCTCGAGGTTATTCGAGAGAAGATGCAACTCGTATGGCAAAAGAACTGATTGATGGGCAATGAGCTTACTAACTTACGTTAAAGAGAACCCAATAGAAACAGCAGTCAATGTTGCTACATTGATCCCAGCTGTTGGTGGAGTAATAAAAGGCGGAAGTTTATTATATAAAGCTGGGAAAACTCTAAACAAAGTTTACAACAGAGAATTAAAATTAAAACAAAAACACGCTTTTTCAGTTTATAAAAAAAATCTACAACACGCTAAAAAAGTAGCAGATAATAAAACTGAGCGTGTTGATCTAAAATTAATGTCAAGAGATTTTTATAAAACAATTAAGTCTAAAAGTTTTTATATGGAACCGAAACCACAATTTTTAAAACAAACATTACTTAACACAACAAAAGCTCAACAAGGTTCTGGATTGATAGTAGGCGGTATTGGAGCAACTGCACATCTTAAAGGTTTACAAAAATAATGGCTCATTCCATAGAGAAACTCAATAAGTACTCATTTGACGGTCTTAAGAAGCTCAGAACAGCTGTTAAGCTCAGATACATGTCAGACTACCCAAGAGATTTTATGACCGATTATGAGGCTGATAAGGTCCTTGAAACCCTTAAACCAGAAACATTGGATATGTTATACAAGATGGCGGTTAACAAAGAGGTTGTAACAGACGATGGCATCGTTAAACTATAAGCCAGATGGCGATACGATAAAGCAATTCATGAAAGATGAATCATTCTTTAGGGGACTTCGTGGTCCTGTAGGGAGTGGTAAGTCGGTTTGTTGTTGTATTGAAATACTAAGAAGAGCGTTAGTCCAGAAGAAAAACGATCAAGGCATTAGAAAATCTAGATGGGCTGTTATTCGTAATACCAATCCACAGCTTAAAACTACTACCATTAAGACTTGGTTAGACTGGTTTGATGAAGATAACTGGGGTAGGTTTGGCTGGTCAGTTCCCTATACTCACCACATTAAGAAAGGCGAATTGGACTTAGAGGTTATTTTTTTAGCCTTAGATAGACCAGAAGATGTTAAGAAACTCTTATCTTTAGAGTTAACAGGCATCTGGATCAATGAGGCAAGAGAGATTCCTAAATCAATTGTTGATGCTTGTACCATGAGGGTAGGCAGATACCCCTCTATGAGAGATGGTGGACCGAGTTGGTATGGTGTTATTGCTGATACTAACCCTCCAGATACAGATCATTGGTGGTCAATTCTAGCTGGTGAATCGGTTATTCCTGATTATATTACCAAGCAAGAAGCTAAGATGTTAGTCAAACCAGATAACTGGATATTCTATAATCAACCACCAGCAATGCACGAAAGCTTTGATAAAGACGGACATATTGAAACTTATCTTGATAACGACAAAAAAGAAAACGGAAAAAATTTAACTCCAAATTATTACTCAAATATTATACGAGGCAAGACTAAATCATGGATAGATGTTTATGTATTAAACAAACTAGGACAGATTGAAGATGGAAAACCTGTCTATGAAATGTTTAGAAGAGATGTACACGTAGCTAAATCAGATATAGCAATCATGAAAGATGCCCCTATATACGTAGGTATTGACTTTGGATTAACTCCAGCGTGTGTATTTGGGCAAAGAGTTAGAGGAAGATGGCTTATTATTGATGAATTAGTAGCAGAAGATATGGGAATATTGAGGTTTTCAGACCTTATGAAACAGAAAATGGCAGAGTATTTACCCAGAAACTTTGTAATATTTGG